TAACAAAGGTGAACGCTTCTGGTCCTAGTTCCTCTATCTCAGGCTTTAGATACTTGCCACTGGAGCAGTAGTATCTCCATTCACTTGCATTTATCCTCTTACGTTTCTTGAACTTCCAAAGGTGCTTGCATCCTATGTAGCTCTTACCGGACTTCTTATGGGTAATCTGGTAGACAAAACCCAGATGATCGTCGGGGTTAAAATTGCCTACCAGAGACGTATCCCAATGTCCGTAGTCTTCTGACATAACCTAGAACGGAATCTCGTCGCCCATGTCCTCAGCGACTTTGGAGTTGTTCTTGACCTTGGCTGTGGAGAACCCGCCTTCCTCGTCATCCAGGCTCACATACTCTATTGGCTCTGTGATCTTAACAGCGTTCATAAAGGTGGTGACGCCTTGTCCATACTTGTTATTGTAAGGACGTTGGGATATACGGACAACACCCTTGGAGCCATTCTGTAGCTGGGTTGGTCCTTGATACTCGTTCTCATCTGCATCTACCAGGGCAGGTTTGTAGTTGCTTTTCAGCTGGACATAGACCATGCCATCCATCTTGCCCTCATCCTGCTTAACAGTTAGGCCTATGTTCTTGGCAGCTTTTACCTGATCCCCCTCAAGACCAAGTGCTAAGGAGTAGCGGTCAAACATGTCCTTTTGGTCGAAGATGAAAGGATAGAAAAAGGTTCCTTCAAGATAAGAATATTTATTAGCCATCAGTGTATCTCACTCCAGTTGTCGCCCACTTGTACATCACAATCTAATCTGCAGCGTAGGTCGTAGGCTTTGTTCACTTGTGATATAGATAGTATAACACATTCCTTGGATGCGTCAACATCTTTTTCACAACTTTCTAAAACTAATTCATCATGTATCATTGCAACAATCTTGCTCTGTAGTTTTCTCCTTCTAAGGTGATGATCTACATACATAAACCACTTTTTCATAAGCACAGCTGAGGAGCCTTGGATCAGGGTATTTAAACTGGCGTGTCCTGAGCGTACCCGTAGAACCCTGCCATCCAGAGCCTTCAACTTGCCCTCGCTCTCCCCCTTTCTAATAACTGCTTCGCTAAGTCTTTTATAAGCTGGCATATTTGCCATAAACCTTGCCCGTAACTCTGCTCCATCCTTGGCAGAACCATTGACCACAGCGCCTATCTTGGCATCACCTGCACCGTAGAGAAGTGCATAGATAAATGTTTTTGCCTGGTCCCTGTTGTCTAGCCCTGCCATGTTCTGGTTAGCAGTGTGTACATCACCCTCAAGCACCTCCTTTGTAAACTTGTCATCATCCATGTAATGGGCCAGTACCCTTAGCTCCAACCCTGCAGCATCTGTGTCTAGTAGTTTGTTACCCTGACCAGCTGTGAATAGCTCTCTACACTCCTTTCCATACTCTACCCTGACAGCTGGCACCTGTTGTAGGTTAGGGTCTACGCAACTCATCCTATTGGTAATAGCCCCCAGGGTGCGGTACTTACAATGCACCCTCCCTTGGTCAGTACACGCCTTGACCCAGGAGCGCACCAGGGCAGATCGTTTCTGTAGCATGAAATAGGTAGCCAGGGTTTCTGCCACTGGTATCTTGCACTTGGCCAAGGTCTTCTCGTCTACCTTTGGTTGGCCAGTGGGTGTCAAATCCCTGGGAACCCATCCTAGTTTGATAAGCCTCTCGGCTATCTGTTGTCTGGACGCTGGGTTAAACTCTATTACCCTATCCTTCAGTCTCTTGCCTGTCTTCTCCGAATACCTCTCCTCTACAATTGTGGGAAATAGGTTACGACACTCCTTCTCAATCTGTTCCTGTTCAATGACCAAGCTGTTATATAGCAACACAGCCTTATCCTTGTCTAGGCCAAACCCGTTATGGCTAATCCTGTCGGCAACGATCCTCATACGATGCTCATCTGACACTGACCTAGGGGAGAACTCTTGCAAGGTGTGCTGTAGGTAGTTATAGACTTGACTGCATAGCTTAACGTCTTGCTTACAGTACTCTAGCATCTCCTCAGTGTACTGGGAGAAGTCATCGAAATCTATCTTGGCAGAACCTAGACGCTCTCCCCATGACTTTAAACTGTGTCCTCCTTCCCTTGCAGGGTTGTCCATCATAGATAATACCAAGGTATCACGCATGTTCTCCAGCTTTAACCTGACATTCCACAACTTAGCCAAGACAGGAAAATCAAAACTCAAACCATTGTGGGCTACTACAATGGCATCGTCAAGATACTCTTGCAAGGTAGTCCCACTGATCCACTCTATGTACTTTCCTCCTTCCAAGGTCACTGCACAATATATCTTAGTGGCATCTAGGCTATCGGTTTCTATGTCTATGAAAACTGTTCTGGTCATTTGGTAATTACCCTTGTCCTCTTTTCCTCTTTCGCATGTTTGTAAATCCAGACTTGGAAGATACCTTCTTAGAATGGTTGAAGGGTCTTAGCTTGTTACGCCTACGCACCTTGGTACGGGGCGAGTAGGTCAGGACGTTTGACTTAGCCATTCTGCATTTCCCTAGTCCATATTTCACAAATGTCAGGGTAAAAAGTACCTACGTTTCTTTTAGGATTACCATCCTTGTCATAGGCCAGGGCAACGCATCTAAACCTAGAAACATGTTCCTGCTCTTTGCCATATAACAAGTCTACCCATTGTCCAGTCCTGAGATAATGTTTCATATTCCTAATGTAAGCCTCATGCTTACTAAGATTAGCGGTCTTATCCCCGTGTCGTTTCTTTCTCCTCTCATCTGCAAGATACTGTGTCTGCGCTGCAATCCACTTTTTAACCTCAGTTGGATTAAGGGGATGGTCATCAGGGAGACTACTCATTATCTTCAGCCATCTTGTCTGTGGCATTCTTCAGACGCCAGAAGGCAGAGAGAAGCTTACTATAGTCGCTCATCCACATGTCGCCGTCGCACTCCATCATAACCTCAATAGGATCACAGACCATTGGCTGTATGCGTTTGATAAATTCCTCAGCTGTGATCTGCTCGTCATGCGCCCATTGAATTAACTTAGCCATATCAAAACTCCTCAGTTGTTACATTCATTCTACCAGAACTTTTATCATATAGCAAGCGGTCAGCTGTACCAACGTCACCAGTGTATCTACATTTGAGAACTCTGAGCGTGGTTGTGTTACATTCCACAGGGTCATCACTCTGGGTATTCCTCTCCAGGGATATCACGCTGTCGCTTATCTGGCTAATCCCGTGACTACCTCTCAAGTGTCCTAGGTTTACCTCTACCCCTTCCTCATGGGACTTGTCAGAGCCTAAGCGTCTCAGGTGTGTGACTAGGTGGATACAGCAACCTGTCTCCTCAGTGACCTGTCTTAGGAGGGTCATGGTGCGGTCAATGGCCTTGCGCTCATCCGTTACCTCCAATCCCGACACTAGGATACTGAGGTGGTCGATGAATATCACCTGGCAATCAAGACCCTGGACCATGTAGCGGACGCGATCTAAGAGGTCATCCATCTCCAACGAGCCAAAATGGTCGTAGATAAACACCCTGCCAGTTCCTAAAGTACTGTCGAAGTATTCGCGTATTTGTTCTCTGGAATACTTCTCGAATACTTCATTAAGGTGTAGACGATCATTTGCCTCAACAGCTAGGATGCCTCTCCTGGTGCGGTCTACGCTCTCCTCAAGGGCTATGATCCCTATGCTTTGGTCTGTGTTTTGTAGGTAGTAGTGCTGCAGTTCTCTCAAGAGTGAGCTTTTCCCTACACCTGTACCAGCTGCCCAAGTGACAATCTCCCTGGACCTTGTGCCAAGGGTCTTGCTCTGTAGTTTAGGGTATGGGAAAGGGATGCTTCTGAGGTTTTGCTCTGACCATAGCCCGTCAAAATTGGTAGCAGCGTTGCGAATACCAGCTGGTGTGTAGCATTGGGTATTCTTCAGCCGTGCAAGAAACTCGCTTTCCAATCCCTTGGAAGTGTACTCGCAAGGGTCTTTATGTTCTAGCTCTACGATGTATGCCTTACCAGGTCGTAAAAGTCTGGCGCATCGCTCTGCGTTGGCCCTTGCCTCTGGCTCTGCGTCGAAGCAGATAAATATTCTGTTGAACCTTTCCAAAAGCTCCAAGTTATGTTTAAAGTCTCTCTCTGCGCTGGCTTGTCCAGACCGAATGGACAGGGCTGGAATTATCTTAGGGTTTTTGTGCAGAGATTGGGCATGTTTCTGTAGTTGATTGACCATTTGAAAAGCGGCCAGTGCGTCTGCCTCGCCCTCAGTTACAATCACAGTGTCCAACTGTAGACCTAAATCCTTACTAAGGATATGGGTTCCGAATAATGTTGTATTTTTAAAGTCGCCTTCTGTTCTGAATTGCTTGCCCTGTTCCCTGAGTTTAGAGGCAACTAACATGCCGTCCTTGTCAGCGTAGGGAAAGGACACTAGGAAGTCAGAAGCGACAACACCATATATCTCCTCCACAGCTGGTGCTATATTCCTGGATGCCCAGGGGATATCACTTACAGGTTTGCTCTTGGGTATATACTCCATTTCTTCCTCTACATTACCATAGTGGTGACAACTGAAGCAGTAAGTATGACCATCATCATAGATTGCCAAGGCGTCACTTGACCCACAATTGTCACAAGGTTGGTGCGTTTTAACTGCGACAACATCAGACATGACACCACCAATCTGGTGTAGGGCTGTATGCCCACTTTGCAAATTGTGCCTTCTCGCCTTTGTAGTAGTTGCGGTAGGCTTTGACCGCATCCCCTGGCACCTTGTATTCATCAGGCATACACTGGGGCGGCTGTGTATATGTGGGACGCTCGCTCATAAAATACGGCGGCTTGCGAAGTAGTCCACGCATCTTTTTATCAGTCATGTGGACCTTTTTATATCTGTAGTGGTACTCCTCACACAGAAACTTGAACAGATGATAGGTCCACTCGTACTGCAACATTGAACCCCTGACCCACTGTGTCGAAGGATGGTTCAGATGAGCAGTTTTGTACATGCCGTACTTGTCTGCTTCCTCGTCGCCATCCAAGACCCTGTGGGCAGTACACAACATCTGTGCTGTCTCTAGGATCATCTTGACACAGTGCTTGTCACAGTGCATCTCAGCTGC